TTGAGAGGGGCGGAGTAGAGAATTGGGTCAAGGAGGTACAAAATGCCACCAGACTGCGTAGGATCGCCTCAGGCGTTACGGAGATAAATCAAGCCCTCTCGGTCGACGGGGTATCGGCGGACTCAATACAAGCCAAGCTAGAGGCCTTAGCGTTCGATTTATCGTCACGCAACGACAGCGGTACTACTTTTGGGCCTGGAGAGCTAATTCGGTCGGCTGAAAAGATGCTCGACGACATGAAAAAGGCCAAGAATGGGATTGTGGGGTTGTCTACAGGGTTCGAGGGACTGGATAAGATCCTTGGAGGCTTGAAGGCTGGGCAGTTCTTCGTGATCGGGGCGCGCCCTTCGGTCGGGAAGTCTTCCCTTTCTCTTCAGATCGCCAACCACGTCTGCAACCAAGGCCAGACGGTCTGTTTTATCTCGCTGGAGATGGAGGCTGATGTTCTAGCTCTTACCAGGGCCTGCCAAGAGGCGAACGTTGACCAATCGTACCTGCGGGCAGTCAAGGCAGACGAAAGGTTGCCTCCGGTTCAAAGGATCCAAGACGTTCTATTCAAGCACCACAACACCAAGTTTTTCGTAGAGAAGTTGTTCAACCCTACGTTTGCGGCTATACGTTCGAGGGTATCGAGGCTAAGAGCAAAGCACGGGCTAGGCCTGATTGTTTTGGACTACCTCCAGATCATGTCTGGCGACGCCAAGAAACAGAACCGCAACGAGGAACTATCAGCAGTATGCAACGGCCTAAAGCAGATGGCGTCACAAATGGGCGTTCCGATCATTGTCTGCGCTCAGTTAAACCGGGACGCAGCGAACGAGAAGCCGAGACTTTCCATGATTAGAGACAGCGGGTCCATCGAGGCGACGGCGGATATCGCCTTGCTTCTCCATCGTCCTGTGGATATCCCAGAGGGAAACGTGCCATACCCCGTTACGTGGATGATCGAGAAGAACCGATCAGGCCCTATCGGTATTGTGAACGCTCAGTTCCATCCCAAGTTTCAGAAGTTCTTTGAGGAGGCACGTGAGCAATCAAATTGAGGATCTACAGAGCGCCGTCGATGCCTACGCAAAGGCTGACGCGGCGTTTCGAGTGAAGCACCTAAAGGGCCTTGAACCGGCAGAGAAAGCAACGCAGGCCGCTGTACGGTTGGACAACTATATCAAGGCCAAGATGGAGCTATTGGAGCTTGCATCTACCGAGGCCAAGGAGGACATAGCCAATGACTGAGTTTGAGTGGAAGAAGCGTAGGCAGTTTTTACTGAAGCAAGCGCAGGAGCTATTGAAAGCGGAGCAAGCGAAATGAAGGCTATGACGGCGGATGTGGGCGAGTCTTACCAAACAACGATTGAAGTTGGATCAGAAAAAGACAAAGTCGTTCTGATACTGACTTTCGTAGACGGGTTTGCTCGCAGGCGGCGGTGCTTTCTGGAAGTTGATTCGGCGAGGGAGCTAAGAGACAATCTATCCGTCTGTTTGCAGTCGGCTCGCAGAAAGGCTAAAGAGACAAAATGACGAAGAAAATCGCCGATAATGAGCAGATGATCGCCTATCTAGAGATATTGAATGAGCGCCCCCATTGGGCTGAATTCGTTGCTCGCATTGAGTCCGATGCTTTGATAATGTCTGAGCTAGTTGAGGCGCTGACGTTGCTTCTTGATGCCTACGGAGAAGCACACGCTATGTACGACCTCGGCGATTGTGAAGGCTCTGTAAAAGCCCGCGCTGTTCTAGCCAAGGCCGCAGAACTCAAAGGGGGAGGCAAGTGAAGACATCACCTAGGCCGTGGAAGTGGGTTGAAGGCACAGGATCCGACCAGGGCGAGCTTCAAGACGCTGATGGGAACCGTGTTTGCTGGTTTGGAGACGACGAACAGTATTACCCAACCGCTGGAGAGCCTCCGTATGGAGAAGACATTGAACTTATCCTTTCCGCAGTAAACGCGGTTCCGAATGAGCATGATTGACGACTTCCCTGGAGCAAAACAGAAGCCCTCCAAGCGCACCAAGCCCAGGAAGCGGGTAAACAAGGTTTCTCCAAAGGACGTACCCAGACTAAAGCGCAAGCTATGGGGCCTCGTAAAATGGCTTTGTAAGCGCCGGGATGGCCCTGTGTGCGTTTCCTGTAGAGCGGAAGGCCTAGAGGGTAGGAACTGGCACCCCGGCCACTGGTTCACCGCTGGCGGGCATGGGTTCATCGAATTCCACCCGCGCAACATCCACAGCCAGTGTGGTAGGTGCAATATTTTCCTCCGCAGCAACGCAGCGGCCTATTCCGCAGAGATGGTGCGTAGGTACGGATTACCGTTCTTTGAGGCTATGGACAAGGCTTCTATGGTCATCAAGCAGTGGAAGCACTACGAACTGTCCGAGCTAATCCAGTACGCAGAGCAGGGCATCGAGGCCTATACTCAGTTCTACGAAACCACCTACGGTCCAGCCTTGTACGACATCAAAATAAGCAGTGCGATTTGAGCCGATTTGCGGTAGAATGGAGCGGAGATGAAGGAGCTACCAAAGCCTAGAACGTGTAGCGCTGGCTGTGGCGTCACAGTATGGAGCGACGAGCCGAAGTGCTGCTTGAAGTGCGAAGGTAAGGCTGAAGTCGAGTCGATTCTCAAGGGCGCTACCGCTGAAGAGCGTGCAGTAGTACATACCTACATCAGCCACAGGTGCGTAGTCGTTCAGCAACCTCACCCATCTAGCCTTGGCAAACGCTCCCTGGCCGGCATTCCAGCAAACCGATGTAGCAGCGTCAAACGCGGTCTGTGAGACGTCGTCCCGCACGCAGGCATCCACAGTAACCTCGTAGGCCCGTAAACGCTTGTAGAAGGCGTTTAGAGCGTCTGAGAGGGTATTAAACGCGTCTCCCGGCTCTACTCGGCGTAGTCTGCCCTGAATCTCGATGTAAACCTGCCCTACTCCGATGGTCCAAACGCCTTTAGGACCAGGACGGTCCAGGTATGCCTTGAGACGGGGGCCTTTCTTGCCGCATTCCAGCCCAGCTAGCCAGCGTCGGCCTGTATCTGAGGAACGTGTAGCCCGTGGACCTTCTAGGCGCTCAGGCACTACCGGCTAGCTCCGCACTTCACGTTGTTCCCGGTAATGAGCAAGTCAGTTCCAAAACCAGCCCATCTAAACACGTTCGCGATACTCCTATGCCCCTTGCGTCTCAACCAGTACGCCAGAACCCCACGGATCGAAGCGCCGCCGCTCTTGAGCGCTATTCTTCCCTCTGGACGCGGAACTAATGGGTTGCCTTCGACACACCCCCGGTTGATAGCCCAGTCGGTCGAGATCAAGTCTGCTCCTGTGCCCAGGCCTATAAGCGCTAAATCGGTCGCTAGAGCGTCGCTAATCTTCTCGATAGGTACAGAGACGGGCGGAGCCTGAAAGACCTCTCCTGAAGGCTGTGGCGGGTTCTGGGAGGCTATCCAGAGGGATGAGGCTAGGAGTAGAGGGATCATCGGTAGAGCCTATTGAATAAGTCCGCGCCCTTTCGGACAGCAGCAGCTACAGGCCACGGGACACGCTTTAGAGCGCTAGACTTTGTCTTGACGTCGTAGATTCGGGCTATACGCATGGCTCGGACTCCTTCATCCTCTCGCGAACGTCAATACCGTGTTCCCTCAGTTGCTGGTCGATCTCCGCCTGTCTTTCCGGGGGGAGCGGGATGAACGTAAAGGAGCACTTGTCCCCGAATAGATAATGCCAAGCCCTTAGCCATGCTGGACGGTATTTGGCCTTACACCACTGGCCATCTATGAATAGATTCGCCATCCTTTAAGCCCCCATCCAGCTAGAAACAGGCGCAGGACGTGGACCTGGTTTCGGTTTAGCCCGCACAGGAGAAGCAAACGTCAGCGCTAAAGCGTCTCCGTCGTCTGGACTGTCTACTCCGCGCTTCTTCATCGTTTCCTTTGACTCAAGCCAGACTCTTTGGCGATTATCCGGCCTAATCCCAGGCCCTGTCAAGTCTGCTTCCAGCTCGGGATGCTTGTCGATAGCCCCCGCTAACAGCCAATCCTTCATAAGCCACCACATGTAATCCCGCATGTACCGGCACTTGGAGTCTGGTGAGTCTGAACCGAAGTTCACCTCTTGCACGTTCTTGAAGCCTAGATCCCTCAGACGCCTCGCTATAGGCCCTGCAATGCCTGCGGAGTCTAGGAACAGCATCGAGACCTTCCGGCCCTCGTAATCGCGCCCTAGGACGTCTGCTAGGCGGTTGGTTAGGACTGCGGGGTCACGGGTGAACTCTCCCTTTATTCGGATAGGAGGGATAGAACGGGCATCGAGGCCTCGTCTGAAGCGGATAACGTTATCGTCTCCCCCGCCCCAAGCCAAATCTGCTCCCGCCACGAGCGGCTCGTCTGGCAGTACGACCACGCTACGCTTTTGGGCTTCAAGGACTCTCCCTTGGTCAATAAACTGCGCATCCGACGCGGAAGGGGGCAGACCGAGGACACGGACTCTGAAAAAATCACTGTCTTCGCCATAGTCTTCAGCCCATTCCTCTATCTGAACCTTGTTCGTGAACCTGCTCTTGCGGCTGTCTACGATAGTCGGATTCCACCTGCTACGCATCCTGCCAAAGCAAGCGTCGTAAAAGTGCCCTGAGTTGCGCGTAGGGTTGCCAAAGCAGAAGATCATCGGCTCACCGTCTGTCAAGCCTCCCTCTGCTACCTCGTGGATCGAGTCCGCAATGGCTGAGTCCTCGTCGAACACGTAGAAGCTCGTCGAATCCGCCGCGTGCTGCCCTGCAAAGGCTTCGCTGTTTTCTTCCTTGCTCGACTGAGGAGCGCAGAACCACGAATCCTTGTTGTCCACCTGATACATTCGGTTGGAAGTGACCGCGAACCAATGGGACGTAATACAGAGCTTGGTCCAGCGCTGGATTGCTGCCCACGTCTTAGTCTCAAGCTGGGTGAAAGTGTTGGCTGTTACCGTCCCTTGGCAGTGTGGACGGGTGGACATGATGAAGTTGACAATCCAGGCCACCATGACCGACTTGCCGATACCATGCCCCGATGACACTGCGCGCCGGATAGGTGAGACGGCCTTGATGCCATCAAAAGCGTTCTTGCGTAGCTCTACGCCCCAGTCCAGCAGGAACTTCTCTTGCCACTCGTCCGGCCCAGCGTGGTCCTTTAGCGGGCCGTCTGCCTCTCCCCAAGGGAAAGCAAACTTGACCCAGCCTAGAGGATCGTCCCTAAACCGCGCACAAGCGTCTGCAAGCTCCTCATCTGGCGTCAAAGCCTTATTGGGTAGCACGCTTAATGCCCCGCTTCAGGCGGTCTGCTAGGCCGTCTAGACCCTTGTGCTCCATTACGTCAGTCAAGAGCTTGAAGTGCTTAGCTGCCATCTCGACGTAACGGGCTCGGTCAACCAGTCGGATCTTGATTACCTCGTCCGTGTGCCCGTCTCCAGCCTTGGCGTTCTTGATGATCGTCTCAAACCCGCCTATCAGCGCAGCCTCGTCGTCGTCCAGGGTGTGGATAGGCTTCATATTGCCGTCTGCCGTGAAGAGCTTGCGCACGTCAGCAACTAGCGGGCGACGGATAGCCTCAAGCGTCCGAATAGCGGTCAGGTCAACCTTCTCAAGCTGCTTAGCCTTGCGCTCTGCCACGTAAGCCGCGATCTTAGGGTTACT